GCAACCCAGGCCCAGGTACCGGATTTCACAGCACGTTATGACAGGTATACGGTTGAGACAACCCAGATACAGGCGGCTACCAGGCTGAACCCCAATTTCATCAGCACCACAAAGGTGGACAGCGTAAGGGTTGGATACCAGGGAACATTTTTAACTATTTCGGTAAAAGACACTGCCTTATCTATCCAGGGCCTGCTGAAGCCTACGAAGATTATAGAATATACCTGGCAGCAGTATAAAAACAATACCGGCGGGTTTACGGATATGTATTTCTTTATCCTGGCAAATGGCTGGGAATGTACATTAGATCAGTCCAGGGCCCTTTTGATCAATACGCCGGTCGGGAAGGATAGGCGGTACAAGGTGTACACTATACCCATCATATTGAGACAAAAAAGCGTAAGCAATTAAATTTCATCCCATGAACAAAGATTTAACCCGTAGAATATTCGATGTAAGCGATATTGACGCCACTACCCCTGAAGGCCAGTTATTAATGGCCGCACTGGCAAAAATCACTACTGAAAGCCAAACCGATAAAACGCCGATCGAGGTTATAGATCAGCTAAACACATTAGCCGCTAAAATGTACGCAGAAAGCGGGACGCAGCAGGAAAAGCTGAAAGAGTTTTTTAATAAGTCCGGAACAGCGGAAGAGAAAAAGGGAAATAGATTCAAGACAAAAAATATAATTGTCGAAGCGGTGCAGTATACCGGGGCGAACGTGCAGGAAATTATCGATTTCGCAGAAGGAATGGCCCATAAGAATGGGGGCAAAAGCGATTATATAACTGCATATAATACAAACGGAAGTTTTGTAATGACTACGGGGGAATGGTTGGTTAGAGAACCGCCGGGTATATTATATAGATATCCGCCGGAACTTTTCAAAAAATCTTACGAACCGGCTGACTAACATTACGATTTAGGCAAATATTTGCACGAAAAGAGCGTAATTTGTAACACGCACAGGGAATTGGCAAAAACCCTCTGCGTGTTTTTTTGTTGTATAACTGAAAGCAAAATGGAAGATAAACGAAACAAGAAAGACGAAAACCCGAAACCGCGCATTACCCCGGTACAAGTTAGGAAAGCCAACGAAAAAAATTTAGTGGTTTCGTTCTACATGAAGGGCCACACAATGGAAGAGGCCGGGCGGCTGGCTGCTGAAGCATTGGGCGGCCGCATCCCATTTACAAAAACTACTGTAAGCCACTATGTAAATGAGGCCATTGAGCAGTGGAAAGCCAATAAGGATGAACTCGTACAAAATCACAAGGCGGTTGAACTGGAAAAAATAAACAGGTTAGAGGTTACTTATTGGGCTGCCTGGGAAAGATCCTGCGCGGTTATTAAAACCCATAAAAAGGTAAAAAAGAAGGATGGCCAGGGGGAACGGCTGAAGCTGGTACAGGCCAGCAGCGATGAAGAACAGGGATTAGGCGACCCCAGGTATTTACAGGGAATCCAGTGGTGTATTGATAAGCGGTGCCTTATCCTGGGCGTTGATGTTCCGCAGACGGCTATTCAGATCAATAACAACCAGCCGGGAAGCACTACCTTAATCCGCCGCGTGGTATTCAGGACGCGGGAAACGACTATGCAGCCGCAGATTATAATCCAGCAAAATACCGACTAATGGAGCCTAAACGATTATTACAAACAAGGCTTTACCGTGGCCAAGCAAAAGAAGAACGAGGGAATTGCTTGCCCGCTGTCATTGCCTGCTTTCTGCATTTAGACAGTGCGGAAGATGCAATACAAATACAGGAATATTACGACCGGGATGACTGGCATATTTTTCTATTCGAATGGTTAAATGGTCGGGGCTGGGATATGGGCACAATGCCGAGTCATGTTTATGACAATACATTTTATTTGGTTAGTGGGTTGTCGCCACGCGGAGTAAACCACATTTGCATATATCAAAACGGTAAGCTATGGCATGACCCGCATCCTTCGGGCGATGGAATTAAAACTGAAGAATATTTTGAGTATTTAGAGCCCTTAACATTAAAAGTTGCAAATGAGTAATACAAACCGAAGCCGGCTCATATTGGCCAATTGCCAGATAAAGAGCGCAGAAAAATTTAAGGCAGTATGCGCCGCCATTGATTTGCTTGAAAAGGAAACCTTTATAAGAAGCGGGCAAATCCAGTTTACTGATTGCTTTATATGCCCTGATATAGACCTGTTACCATTTTATAATTCTGCAGATCCAACGCAAAGGCTGGTAGCCAAAATATGCATAAGCCTGCACGTTCAAAAGTGGGGCGAATACGCCCGGCAGGACTATAAGGATATTGTAAAAAGGGAAGGCGAAATGCTGGCTACAACGCGCAATGTAGAAAGGGCAGTAAACACAAACGGCGCCCGAAAGCGCCGTTGATGCCATATTTCTTTTAATAACTCATGAAGACCTTAAAAAACCCCTGAAAGAACTGATACAAATATATGCAGTCGCAGCCTAATGACATAGAAATTATTTTAAGTGAACCGCAGACGGCTGTACTATCTACGCGCAAGGCTGTAATACTGGACATGGCGGGGCAGGGCGGCGGGAAATCCCAAAATATAGGGTATAGTTCAGGCATGTTTATTACGGATTTTCCGGAAGCCCTTGGTTTTATAGGAGCTAATACATACATGCAGTTATCGCAGTCAACGCTGCTGCGAACCTTTGAAACCTGGAAGGAAACCTATGGGTTTACGGAATACCACGAAAAGAGCAATCCCGGCGGGGCATATGTTGTGGATAAAAAGCCGCCGCCGCACTTCCATAGAATTTACCAGTTGAGGGATTGGATTGGAACGGTATCGTTTTATAATGGCGCTTTGATATTCCTGGGGTCATTGGACAATTGGCAGGCGCATGATGGGAAGGAATTTGCATGGGCGCATCTTGATGAAACCAAGGATACAAAAGAAAACGCGCTGAAGCAGGTAATCATGGCCAGGTTACGCCAGTATGGCCTATGGTATCATAAAGACACAAAGGATTTATATTTCAATGCGGATCTGCTGCAGGCTGATGCAGAGGGACAGGGATTGGTCGCGTGGAATCCATTGTATATACATACCAGCCCTTCGATTGAGGGGACCGATTGGCTTAATAAGCTGTTCAGCCTGGATAAATTCGAAGATGAAATAAAAAAACGGGTAACCCGGAAGGAAAAGGACTTCTTTTTTAAAGAGTTTGCAAATAAGGCAGTTGTGATTTACCCGGCCTACCACAATGCGCATAATCTTCCGCCAAATTATATTGAAAATCGTATTCTTGACCTTGCTGACGACGACCAGGTTTTAAAGCTGGTAGATGGGTTTCCATTCGGCAAGTCAGGTGGCGAATATTTCCCTGCATTCAGGAAAGACAAAATAGTGCGCAAGGTGCCATATATGCCCGGGGTGCCTGTTCACGCATCATGGGACTTTAACGTAGTGCCATATATGACACTGATATGCGCGCAGATCATTTTTTTAACCAGGTTTGTAGATGGGGCCGGGAATAAATACGATGAACCGCAGCCGGGATACAAGGCAATTGAGGTAATGCGCATCAGGGTATATAAAGCCTATTGTTTAGCGAACCCGCATAATACAACTGAGGCGACCTGCGAACATTTTGCCGCAGATCATGATCCGCTTACTACTGAATTGTTCTATTATGGGGATGCCAGCGGACTGCACAGAATACCGGGCCTGGGAAGTGTTACTAACTTTAAGATTATTGAGGAAAATTTATGGCGATATTTGCATAATGATAGTAAGCAGGTAAAAGATCCCAATGTCAAACCTCTTACACGCCGCGACCTACTGAATAAAATTTTTGCCGGTAAAATACCCACAGTTGAAATAGAAATCGACGAAGAAAACTGTCCAGAATTGATTGACGACCTGGAAAAAGTGAAGCTGGGCCCGAAGGGCAAGGCCAAAACCACAATAAAGGACGAAATCACAAAGGAAAATTACCAGCAGTACGGGCACCCTACTGACGCGCTGGAATGCTTTGTTTCTGAAGTATGTAAGCATTATATAACCTAAACAATAAACAGTATGAAATTTAGGGGAATCATCTTCGCGGTCGATTTCGATGGAACCTGTGTATTCCACAAATATCCGGATGTTGGGGGAACAATACCCGGAGCGGTTGACACTCTTCAATGGATTCGAAACCAGGGCGGAAGGATTATTTTAAATACCATGCGCAGCGATGCGCCGGGCGGGATGCATCTGCAGGCTGCAATTATGTGGTTTCATCAAAACAATATTCAGCTTTTTTCTGCAAACGTCAATCCATTGCAGCGCAAATGGACAAGCAGCCCCAAAGTAGATGCGGATTATTATATAGATGACCGGGCACTGGGGGCGCCTCTTTTATATGATCAGGAAGCGGGATTTTACATGGACTGGCGCAACATGCGCAGAATACTCGAAGCAATTATGCCGGAAGCGGTAACGGCAAAAGGATAAAATGCTTATATTAGCGGCAAATTTACTAACCTTTAAATTTTTTTATTATGGCAGTCGATACGTTGGGCATGGGCGATCTTCAGAACCTGTTAGCCGGCAATACAGCAGGAACAACTGCGCAGATTTGCGCTTTACAGAAAGCAGCAATTCCAAAGCTGACCACAACGGCGCGGGATGCATTGGCTTCGCCGGATCTGTACGAAGGGCTGATGATTTACAACACTACCACGCATAAATATAATATCCGCGTGGCTGCAGCCTGGGAAGTCATTACCAGCGCATAAAAACTTCTTATTACCATTACCATTAAACCGATGCCCGGAATTTCCGGGCTTTTTTTATCTACATTTGAATAAATTTTATACATGCTGTTACCCGACGCACTTGTACTTACATCCCGGTTAATTGAAACCGGGGAAACGCATTGCGATTACGAAAGGGTTAAAGACCTGGCAGAAACATACCGGATTTATATAACCGGTTGTGACATAGGAAAGAAGCTAATCCAGTTTGTTCAGCGGGAAGACAAGGAACTATTTGCCCAGCGGTTACGGCTTACAAAATCCATTACGCCGGCAGTGGCATCCAGCATCAGGCAGCCATTTAATAAGGTTACGCGCAATGACCGGGTGAAAAAGGATATAAAAATAAAGGACGAAGCCCGCAAGCAGAATGTAGATAAAATGATAAAGTCATTTTACGGATCTGCAAGGAAGAAAAACCGGGGGCTTGATTACTGGATGAAAACCCGGTTTGTTGAACTACAATTTATTGACCCCAATTCATGGGTTGTTGTGGAATGGGAAGCCGCGCAGTCAGATAATCAAATAGTACAGCCCAGGCCCTTTGAAGTGTGTGCGGAAGAGGCTGTTAATTTCCTGGTTATTAATGACGAAGTTAAATGGCTGCTGGTAAAACAGGCAATCAAATACATGTTAATGCCGGATAATGATGCAGCCGGGGTAACAGGCGGTATAAATCAGCAATACCAGGCAGCAGCCCCGCAGCAGGATATTAAGGCGGCATGTAAAAAAGACGGCTACAGGTATACCCTTTATGATATGGACGTTACCGTAGTTTATGAGCAGGTGGATCCACAATATTTGAAAGTATCCGGCTACCAATTGAAGGAAGGTGAACAGTTGACGCAAATAAAAGCCAATTGGTATATAGTTCGGACCTATACCCCAAAGGTTGGTTATGCGCCTGTTTTCAGGATAGGGTATAAGCGCGATGACGCAACAAAGGCGCGCACATTTGTAAACCCCTGGCATGATGCCCTTTGCTATTTTGATAAATCGCTGAAAACAGTATCGGAACTGGATTTGACGCAGACGCTGCACACATTCCCGCAGAAAATTCAGTATGTGCAAAAGTGTAAGGGGCCAACCCGGGAAAAGAAGTGTAACCAGGGACAATTAGCCGATGGGTCAATATGCACAGCCTGCAAGGGCAATGGTTATAAAATTCATACAACAGCGCAGGACGCCATTTTGCTTCCGATGCCGGATAGTAAGGACGACATGATGGATTTAGATAAGCTGTTAGTGTATAAGGCGCCCCCGATTGAGCTAATAAAATTCCAGAATGATTATACCCAGCAACTGGAAAGGCAGGCGCATCAGGCTGTATTTAACTCCCAGGTATTCATAAAAAAGACTTCCAGCGGCGGCGACGGCCAAAACTTTCAGACTGCAACGGAAAATGACAATAACATGCAGTCGGTCTATGATGCCCTGGAACCATTTACGGAAAAGTTTTCAGAGATATGGCAGGACTTCGCTATGACATTTGCAATACTGGCGGGGGCTAATCCAGAAGAGGTGGAAACCACGCATGTTTTTCCTGCAGATCCTAAACTAAAAACCGGCGATATATTGCTGGTAGAAAGAAAGGCTGCTACAGACAGCGGAGCCCCGGCATTTTTGCTTGCTTCAATTGATGATGATCTGGCAACCATTGTATTTGCTGGCGATGATCTGGGAATGCTTAGATACCGGGTGAAGCGCAGGTATTACCCATTCCCAGGAAGTACGCCGGACGAAATTGCACAGCTTGTTACCAGTCAATGGGTGCCCGAAGAACCCAAAGTTTTATATAGTAATTTTGATGCAATTTTTAAGGAAATTGAGTTGGCGGATCCCGGATTTTGGACAATGAAAGACCCGAATAAGCAGCGCGAAGTAGTGGACGCCAAGGTTAAGGAATACATTGGCAGATTGAAACAGCAGGCCCCAACAATTACCCAGAATGATTTGAGGAATACAAACCCTGTAAATGGCGGAACAGACGGCGGCGGCGATGGAAACCCCGGAAATAATAACCCAACAGACGGCGGCAGTGGCAACAACTAAAAGGATATTGATAGGCGCCAAAGAAAAGGCAATCGAATGGAACTGCCTGCGAAAGCGCGTTTTTTGCTATGATACCAGCGAAGCGGATGAAAGATTTTTCAAGCTGAAGATTGCGGAATGGTTGCAGGGCACTGGTTACCAGGGAATGCGTTGGTATGCCTTTCTTATGCAGATAATCTGGGAGCGAAACGGCGGTGGCAAAACAGTTAAATACATGTATTTTAATGAATTTCAGCAGCGCCTGTATGTGGACAAGGAGTTTGATAAATGGGCTTTAAGCATCCGCGACATTCAAAAAAAACTCTTAAAAATATTTCATGCCTAAAGAGGTAAGCATAATAATTTCCCGACTTGAAAAGCTGCGCGATGACTTATTAACCAGGATATCAAAGATTAACAGAATAAATAAAGGGTCTATAAGTACTGAAGAAATACAGGCCAGTGAAATATGGGGTAAGCTCAAAGATTTTGTTCAGGATATCACATTTTTAAACAATGCTATTGATATAGCGGAAGGGAAAATAGAGGCCAATGATCCCGACGTAACCAACATTGTGCGCCAAAGGCTTGAACAAGACAAGCAGCAGCTTAAAAATAAATTACGCGGCGTTAAGCGGTATGAGAATGCGGCAAATGAAGAACTGGCCAGCCCATTACCCGACCCTGCTAAAGACGAACAGCAGCCGGAAGAGAAACCTAAAAATCCAGCAAAAAAACCTACCAAAAATCCCCAGGCTGAACAGGAAGTTAAGCCCCAGCAGATAAAAAAAATAGCAACTGATCGCACAAAGCTGGTTGATGATATTATTAGCGAAATGGAGCAGCAGGTAGGCAAAGCCCAGGAAGAACTTTTGCGCACAATTGTTGAAAACTTTGTGGATAAGCTGGAAGTTGACGAAGATGGAAATATAAAAAACACACTGGCAAATAAGCGAAAAGTATCATTACTGGATAATGTGTACCAAAAATTCGTGCAGGAAAGCGGCGTAACGATTGTAGAAACCATTGTAAAGGGCGTTTCCAAAGTGCTGGATTTTAATGGCCGCTATTATGGGATGTTCACCACGCAGGCGAAGCTGGGGGATATCATGGTCGAAACCCGCGACACTATAGGGGATTGGCTGGGCATAACAAAGAGGGGTGCACTTGTCGAAAATGGATATTTGAACAGGCTGTTATCAGATCCCACGATACGCAATACTGTGCGGGACGGGGCTTTTAAAAGCATTGTTTCACAAAAGGGATTTTTCCAGGTAAAAAGCGATTTAAAAAATTATATAGCTGGCAATAAGCTGCAAGCCGGCGCGCTGCAGAAATATTACCGCAATTTTGTATTTGATATATTCAGCCAGGTTGACCGAACACAATCCAAAATATTTGCAGATAAGCTGAAGTTCAATTATGCGATTTATGAAGGCGGAATAATAAAAACAACCCGGTCATTCTGCAGGGCACGAAATGGAAAGGTCTTCAGCAGGGAAGAAATCGCAGCCTTCGATCCAAAAGAAGCGCGACCGCCAAACTATAATCCATTCACGGACCTGGGCGGGTATGGGTGCCGACACCATTTGAACTGGGTGCCCGATGCCGTGGCATTTGCTTTGCGTCCTGAACTTAAAAAGGCGGCGTAATAATTGTATATATTTGCCGAAACAATTTTATATGTTTGGTTTAAAGGTTTTAGTAATTCACCGCTTTGAGAACGATCCCAAATGTACATGCGGGACCGATACGCAGGTGGTCGAAATGCTTAAACAGCTATTAGAAAAAATTGATTTTTTAACGTTAAAAATTAATGAGATTATGACAAAACAGGAACGATTTGACGGCATCCTAACGCGACTGGATGCGGTAACCACTGACATTGCAGGCGACTTCAAAACATTCGTACAGGAAGTAAAAGACGGTACTGTAAGCGATGAATCCCTGACAAGGGCAGAAGAAAATATTTCTAAGCTGGAACAGGTCGCAGCCAGCAAAGAAAATCCTGTACCTGGCGAAGTAACGCCGCAGGTAACAGAGGGCGAAGGAAGCCAACAGCCTTAAATATTTCTGAATATATAAAAGGCTTTTTATTAAAGCGGGCGGATTTTCGGCCCGCTTTTTTCTTTAATTTTGGTAATCTTTTTACAATTAAATTATAACGCTATGGCAGAAAAAAAAGACAAATGGTATCTGCGTAACAGGATTATTGTTACACTAATGCCGGTGGTTTTCATGTTTGTCTCATGCTTTCTTATCCAGTTGGATAAAACCCCGGAAATCGAATATCATCCCGGGAAGATCCGGCCCGGTTATGAGAATGCCCAGGCAAATTATTACGTAGAGGCATCGCCGCATAAAAAATGGGCGGATTACTGGCAGGGCCATTGGTTGCTGGTAGTGCTGGGGTTTGTTGTCGCAGGCGCTGGAACTTTCTTTTACATTACCTGGGTTAATTCAACCGACAACGAAGGAAGCATGTACCCAATCGGCGCAGCATGGCTGGGGGGTATCCTGATTGTGTTTATAGGATATTTCACGGCGCATGGAGCGATGGAGTACTTTACAAATTTATCTGTGCAGGATTTTGATCTGCACAAGGACAATTTAGACGCCCTATTTCCCATCAAAAAATAATAATGTATGTTCTTTTTTATCCATATCCTTTTTGCTTTTTTATGTGTAGTCGAATCCAAATTGGAAAGCATCATAATAAAGCTGAAAAATCCAAACCTTACGGACTATTCATCCCTGAACCGGCAGGAACACCGATGGAGTGCTATATATTACCTGGCAGTGGTAGCCCTGGCAACGGGGATATCGATATTAACGACTGGTTTAACCTGGGAAATACTGCCCTTTGCGTTTACCCTGCTAATCAACAGGCGCATATTTTTTGAGTATTCCCTTAAAATTATGCGCGGCCGGCCTATTGAAAAAATAGAAGGCGATCAACCGCTAGATATTTTAGTCAGGAAAGTGCTGGGCAAGAATGGCGGATGGAAGGAATTATTTTTGCTATTGTTGTTGCTGGTTATAATTTACTTTGTAACCTTTAAATTATCATTCATCAAAAACATTTTTTAATTATGGCAAAGTCAACTAATGAGGCGTTAAAATCCGGAAATTCCGGAAATGCCGATAATTCCGGTCTATCCGGGTCCGTAATAGCCGAAGCAGGCAAGCAGGGCACAGCGGATCAGGGCGCTGTAAAGCATTTACAGGATATGCTGCAGGGAGCCCAGCAGGGGAATGCAGCAAGTCCTGTAAACGATGCAGGGGAACTAAAAAAATCGGCCGAAACCCCGGCGCAAACTGCAGGTGCGCAGCAGCCGATACAGGAGCCAAAGCCAGCAACTTCGCACGAACAAGGATCTCAAAAAATGCCCGGACAGCCTTTTGATATACCGCAGTATCTACGGGTAAATCCGGTTACCAACCAACAGGAAATCGATGCAATTGCGACATTTTTGGAAAATTATCGCAAGGCCGGCGCCTCTGAAACCACAAAGAAGGCAGCGCCACAACAACAGGCCGCGCAGGATGACGAAGACGTATTAAACCTGCACAATAAAAGGTTGCAGGAATTTGGCGCTGGTTATGTTGTTGCAAACAGGGCCGGAGTTGAACAGGTGTTTACTGCCCATACATGGCAGCGATTAGGCGGGGATAAGAACACAGACGGATGGCGCCGCGTAGTGCAGACGCCGCCGGAAGTTAAGGCTTTACAAGGAAAACAGTAATGATGGAAAGTAAAGCTATTATCCGCAATCGTGCCACTGGAATGGAAGACACGATACCTGCGGCCCTATGGAAGACCGTAAAAAACGCTCCGCAATGGCGGGGCGTTTTTGAACTTGTAAGACTTGTTAAGGAACCGCCGGAAGTGGTAGAACTGAATAAGCGATTAGCCGCCAGGCAGTCCCAACAGGCCAACAAATAAAAAAATTTTTATTATTCACTAACTCAATTACTTTTGTATGGTAGATTTCAAAAAACTACTACGGGCCTTTCTGGCTAAGGTTTTAAAAAAGTCAGACGGGGATATCGATGCAATCCTGGACGCATCAAACGGGACAGAAGACAGCGTATTGGCTGAACTGTTAGACCTGGATAAAACCCGTGTTTCGGAACTTACTAAACCAAAAGACGGGCAAACTTTTCAGGATGGCTACAAAAAAGCCAAAAAGGAAGTTCTTTCCACACTTGAACAGGAATTAAAGGACAAATACGAAATTGAAAGCGATGCCACTGGCATTGAACTGGTAGACGCAATTGTAACCACAAAGGCGAAAACCGGTAAAAAGGAACTTACTGAAGATGATGTAAAAAAGCATCCTGTTTATCAGCAAGCCGAAACCGCCCATAAAAAGGCGCTGAAGGAAGCTAATACACAATGGGAAGCAAAATTAAATGAGCAGACAACCCAATACAAAAAGGGTGAAACGTTCAACGTTATCAAAAGTAAGGCCCTGGAAATCCGCAATGCAATGCAGCCGGTTATTCCTGGGAATCCTAAAGTTGCCTCTAATGTGGAAGCCGCTTTCATAAGTTCGTTGAATGGATTTGAATACGATCTGCAGGACAATGGCGCGCGGATAGTGATTATGAAAGATGGAAAAGTTGTTGATGATGGCCATGGCCATAGCCTGGATTTCGAAAAGCATGTTAAGGATAGCGCAGCCGGCTATTATGAATTTAAACAGAATAACGGCGGCGGCAATGCAGGGAATGGCGAACAGGGTGGCGGATCTGGCGCAGGCGGAGCAGGTGGAACAAGCGGCGGCGTAAAATACCCTGACGGTATTACAAAGCCCAAAACCTACGAGGACTTAATGAAGATTGTAAACAATCAGGAAATTAAGGCGCAGGATCGAAGCACTGTTTTACAAGTGTGGGAAGCAGAGCAGAAAACAGGGGGTGGAACCTCTTAAAATAGCTTTCTGACCTTTATTTACTAACCCATTAATTTTTTATTTTATGGCAGCAGGCGATTTTTCAGCTTCGGCGCTATTAGCGATCAAGCTAAAGGCGGAAGAAATGTGGGCCGACAGCAGGTTGGCCGCAGACTTTAAAGCCAATGCAGCGGCGGCCGTGGCTGTTAAACAAAACAGTACAGCCCGCTTCCGCATGTTGGAAGACAGAGACAAGGATAACCAGGTTGAAGTCACATTTTTAAACCCTTGCGCAGTTGTAGCCGAAGACTGCGAAAGCGATTGCGACCTGACAGAACCTGAATTAGAATCCGGAAAAAAGACCTACACATTATCATTGTGTAAAAAGACCGGCTTTTCGGTTGATCAGGAAAAAACCCGGACCAATTCATATTCAGTTGAAGAGGAAGCCGCGCGCGGACTTGCGCAGGCCGTAAAAGTGCTGGATGAATGGTGGGCTCAACAGGTATTAGTTAAACTGAAGTCTTTTTCCGGTATCAATGTAGCCCCGGAACCTTATACCTGGGCAGCAGGTACGACTACGGTCCCTTCAGCAAACTACAATGTTTCTCTTATCCCGGAATTGATGTATGATTCAATGCTCAATAAAATGAGCAATGTATACTACGTTGATAACGGCGGTTTGTGGGTACCATGGACCAATGCCCAGCTTAATGCCGGTAACCTGGACGGCAAAGGCGATGCAGCGCGCATTGCACAACTGAAAATGTATTTTGATCCGTTTAATTTCGCCCCGGCGGGATTGACAGAAGATACTTTTGCAGTGTCGGCAAATGCGGTTGCGTTCATAACAAAAAATCGGCATTCAGACACGCCGGAAGTAATCGGCGGATTGGTACAGCAAACGCGGTATACAATACCAAGCTCAGTAATTCCAGGTATTAAATACGACGTATTTTATACGATCAAATGTTTTACCGTCGGCGGAAAAGAGGCCATTCGCCATATCTGGCGTGTGCGCACGATCGGGGATGTATTCTTAAACCCTGAAGGCTGCCCGGTAACGATCAGCGCGGTAACATATAACCCGACTGGCGTTTTATCTTACAGCAAGGGAGCATAATACAGGCTTTCAGTTTTGCCACAATAGCGTAAACAGACCGGCGCCATGCAAATGGGCCGGTTTTTTCATTTACATTTGATAAAAAAATATCCCATGTTGACATGCTTAAAAGAAGTTGTAGGCGTCACACTTTCAGACTGCCAATGTATTATCCAGGGCGTTGATTCGGAAACGCTTGCAAAATTGCGCGCCTCTACTTCAAAACTTTACATGGATGACCTGGAAGGCGGGGTACATTTAAAAGCACTCAATCATGTTGAAGCATGTAAAACAATGTCGCAAATGGCCCTGAACGTTCGGGATAACGCAATAAAAAGGGTGGAAGATGATCTACTGATTGCTATAAATAACCGCTATAAAAAGGAGCATAAAAATTTTAATGGCCAGATCGGCAGAATGAGCTATGCGCAAAGCCTGGCGGTCCAAAGGAACTGGCAGGGGATACGAATACGGCCTAATGATTATAGCGATGCCGTCATAAGAATGAGCAAATTGCAGATTATTTTAAACCAGGCGGTCACGGTCACGGTGCGGCTTATGCAGGTGCCGCTGGATTCAGTGATGGGTATAGAACTATTTGCATGGCCTGTTACAACAACTGCAAATGCGTATACCGATGTGCCAATAGGGTCAGATCCTATTTCTATGCCCATGATGGTAAAAGGTGAACTTGTGGAATATTATCTTTTATATGATATTTCGGAGCCCGGTGTACCGGTAATGCCAAAAGATACTGCTGTACAATGCTCAACATGCCCATCAGGGGCCGTTCGTTTCAGCGAATATATAAGTGTCTGGGGTGTGCAGCTAAATAATATCAATTCGCTGAATGATAAATTAACCGATCAGTTTAGCAGGGGGCTGATACTGGATGTACAAATAAGCTGCGATAATGAGACTTTGATGTGCCGGGAATATAACGACGAAGACGCAGTAGCACTGACAATGGCCTATGCGACATGGTATAAATCCGGGGAATTGTTGATAGAAGAGGTTTTAAAAAGCCCGGATGTGAACAGATACACTACAATGGCAAGGGAATATTTATGGGGCAAGCGAAACCATTTTCGCAAGGAATATGAAAGCCGCATAGTCTACCTTGCTTCGGTTATTGATGTGACGGCATCAAATTGTTATGTGTGCAGAGATACCGAAAATCAGCCTTTTATTTCGCCGATATTCATATAAATAAACAAATTACCAGGCATGGCAGACCTGAACGACTTAAGGAAAAGGTTACAGCAGATCCGCGAAGCGGTGGCCGCCAAGCTGCCGGAAATTGCTGTAACGGTATCAATATCGGCTAAAGCCCTTGCAGAAAGAAATATTAAAGACAAAGGTTTCGGCTATACGTATAGCACTGTGCAAATCCCTGCATGGTTTCTTCATGGAAAAGAATTGAACGGCGCTGGTACTACCTTTCTTAAAAATCATGGGGTCAATGAACAAACCGGCCAGCAGGGCCCAGGCAAAAAGAAACGCCGCAAAAAAGGCGAAGCCGGCGAAGCACAGCACTTTGACAGGACGACAAATTGGGGTGAATTTAGAGGCGCGCAGGGCCTTCAGAATAAATTTGTTGACCTTTCCTATTCCAATAAAATGTGGGCTAATATGCAGCCGGTTAGTATTGAGCAGCAAGACCACATTATAAGGGCACCATTGGGCGCAACCAATACCGAAGCGCAGGATAAAATGAACTGGAACCGGGAAAGATATGGGGATTTTGTTGGAAAGGCAATTGGCGATGCAGAAAGAGGCATTCTTACCGATGTAGTTGTGCAGGAAGTTGTAAACGTACTGGACCAATTCAGGGGGTAAAAAATTAATCTCTTCCACTGAGCATTATATAAAATTGTAAATCAGCAGTTTGTTAATTGCAAAAAGTGGAAGAATTTGCAAACAAAAAATAAAAGTCTTCCACTATGAATAAAGAGTTATCAATAGTACTGCGCGACAAATTAGTGGGGCTTCCTTTTGTTGATATGCTGGGGGGCATGGTGCAGACAGTAACCACTGAAGACGCAAACCAGGACAATGAAGCTGCGGCCAAAATCGTAAAAAAATTCCCGGTAACATATGATATTGCATCACTGGATTGCCAGGGAAAAGAAACCGCCATGGTACCGGATAGCAGTAAAAAATCAATCATCTATTTTGAAGACTTTGGATTATCGGTTGCCGGCAGGGTCCATGGGCAGACTATGTATAGTTCGAGTTTGCGGCTTATTTGCTGGATGAATAAGGCAAACCTTGTCGGTAATGCATATGTCAATATAGGTGGAAGATGCATGGCCACGATCGTAGATATATTAGCCGGCCACAATCCTGAAAATGTCGGCATGTTCACAAGGATGACGGTAAACGTGGCGCGCATTCCGCCGCAGGATGCAGGGCTATTTGGAAGATATACCTACAATGAGGCCGATCGGCAATACCTGCGGCCGCCATTTGAATTTTTCGGGATAGACTTTATTATTAATTTCCAGGTACCAAGCAAATGCCTGTCCGGCATTAACTTCAATTTGGAGCAGTGTACATAAAACAATAAAATATGTTTCAATTCATTATTGATTGCCTTGCGCTGGCCCTGGGATGCGGTATTATTGCAGCCGTATACCGGGGCATTTTGGCTTATGAGCCTATTTTGAACTGGTGGTTTCGTTTCGGCAACCGCTTCGAAAATAGCTGGATATTTTCGCCTATATGGGGGTGTGTTCCGTGTATTGCCGGCCAGTTGGGTCTATGGGCATGGACGTTTCTGCAGATAATCCCATGGGCGATGGATAAGAACCGTGATCCGTGGCAGATCCCGGGACTT